TCGATCATTCCCGATCTCGATCTTGGCCAGATCGAGAACCGCTTCGAAGGGGCGGCAACAGCCGCAACCACGGCGGCACAGGCAGCCTTCGACCGGGCGTTCGGGGACAACCCGCTGACTGCACCCGATCTGGGGCTGACCGAGGCTGCGAACCGGGCGCTCGAGTCCGCAAACCTCTATCGCGGGGCCGCGCAGGATCTGGCCGAGAGCGCCCGGGCGCCACTGGCAAGCTGGCAGGCGCTGCGCGATGCGGTGCGCGGCAGCGATGACAGCGCGGCGGACGTGCTGACCGACGCGACTGCTGGGGCCGAAGCGTTCGAGGCGGCGCTGGATGATGCCGGAAAGGCTGCGACGAATGCCGGAGCCGCGGCGCGTGCTGCCGCAAAAGCTGCCAAACCCGATGCCAACGCCGCCCTCACCGGCTGGCAGGGGGTCACCGGGGCGCTTTCGGACTACGCCAGCAAGGCACAGGAGATCGGCGGGGATATCGGTCAGGCGCTGGTCGGGGCATTCCAGTCGGCGGAGAATGCCGTCGGCCAGTTCGTGAAGACCGGCAAGCTGGACTTCCGCGACCTCGTCAGCTCGCTGCTGGCCGATCTCGCGAAGCTGGCGGCGAAGAAGTTCATTCTCGGGCCGATCGCCAATGCGCTGTCGGGGGCGCTCGGCGGGTTGGGCGGCAAGGCGGGCGGGATATTCGCCGACGTTCTGCATGTAGGCGGCATTGCGGGGGCTCCCGGTTCCGGCCGTATGGTTCCGGCCATGGCGTTCGCGGAGGCACCGCGGATGCATGCTGGCGGTTTCGCAGGCCTCCGGCCGGACGAGGTGCCCGCAATCCTGCAGCGCGGCGAACGAGTGTTGTCCCGCCGTGAGACCGCGGGCTACGGCCAGACCTCCGCCCCAATCGTCAACGTCACGATCATGGCGCGCGATGCCGAGAGCTTCCGTCAGTCGCGCACTCAAGTGGCCGCGGACATCGCCCGTGCCGTGGCACTGGGCCGGAGGGGGATGTGATGTCCTTCCACGAGGTGCGGTTCCCCGATGACATCAGCCGCGGGGCGCGGGGCGGACCGGAACGGCGCACGCAGATCGTTGAACTGGCATCGGGCGGCGAGGAGAGGAACGCCAGCTGGGCGAACTCCCGGCGGCGGTATGACGTCGCCTACGGCATCCGCCGTGCCGATAATCTCGCAGCCGTCGTTGCTTTCTTCGAGGCGAGGAATGGTCGGTTGCACGGGTTCCGGTTCCGGGACTGGGGCGATCACAAGTCCTGCCTGCCATCGCAACTGCCGGGCCCCACCGATCAGGTGATCGGTACCGGCGACGGCACCACGACCGTGTTTCCACTGGTGAAGCGGTACGTGTCGGGTGCGCAGACCTGGACCCGGGCCATCGCCAAGCCGGTGGCGGGGAGCGTGCGCATCGCGCTGAACGGCGTCGAGCAGATGGTCGGATGGACGGTTGATGTCACCACCGGCAGCGTGACCTTCACGACCGCGCCCGCGCTGGGCGTCACCATCACCGCAGGCTTTGCCTTCGACGTCCCGGTGCGCTTCGACACCGACATTCTGGACGTGACGCTCGACATCGAGCGGCTCGGATCGATCACCTCGGTGCCGCTGCTGGAGATCTGGATCCCGTTGGCGGCGGTGATCCCGGTACCGGAGCCGGAGCCCGAACCGGTGACCTTCACCTGGGACGACGTGTTCACAGATTATAGCGCGCGGGCGGGAGGCGCTGACTGGACCGGCTGGGGTACCAGCACCACCCAGCCTGCCGAGGTGCCGCTGGAGTTCTTCCTGCGCTCGGTCCTGCCGGAGCTGCAGCCCGATGGCGCGGTGCTGACCCTGCAAAGCCCCACCGGCGCGATGCATCTGCGCGGCCGGATGCAACCGCCGCCGCGCTCGGTGCTGACGAACTGGACGCTCGATCTCGCCGACACCGTGGTGGAGCGCGGGAAGGACAACACGTATTGGGGCCAAATCCACCTCTGGGGCGAAGTCGTGGAAGCGCCCTCGGCCTCGCCACCCTCGGTCGGTGTGGCCTCCGCCATCGGAGATACCACGCTCACCCTGAGGGACGATGCCGACACCGCCACCTTTCTGTCCACCGCGGGCGTTGGCTCCATCGCCGTGGTGCGCACCAATGCCACGGCGACGGACTATCATCCGGGCGAGAGCCGGGAGATCATCTATGTCGCTGCCGTCAGCGGCCGCACCCTGACCCTGTCGCGGCCGCTGACGATCTCCGTGCCGGTCAGCAACCCGCTGGATTATCCGGGCGAGACCGACGATCCTTCCACCGTCACCCTGCTGGTCGGATCGCTGCTTTCGGCCGACGCGGCCGAGGGGGCGACGCAGATCGCACTGGTGTCGGTCGCGGGCCTCAGCGTGGGCGACTGGGTGTATCTCTCGACCTCGGAACTGCCCACGCCCATGGGCAACCAGTTTGCAGGCACCCTCGGAGCGCTGCTCGACCCCGGGCAGGACTTCGGCGACATCCTGATCAACGAGGAGATCCACCGCATCACCGCCATTGCGGGCAATGTCCTGACGCTGGCCGAGCCGCTGGGCAAGAACAAGCTGACCGCCTGGAACGCCGCCTGCGTGAAGATCGACCCGATCGAGAATGTCACGATCACCGGTGGTCACTTCCTCGGCCAGGAGAACGGCAGTTCCGCCGAGGCCTGGGAGCATCAGTACATCTGGGCGCGCTATTGCGTGAACTGCACGATCAGCGACGCACAGTTCGACAAGGACGGCGCGCGCCCTCTCACCCACCGCCGTATCGGTCAGGCGGTGCGCTCGGACACCGGCGCGGGCAACCTGATCACCGGCCTGACCATCGGTCAGGGCGGCAGCATCGAAGCGGGCGAAGGCTATGGCGTCTCGCTCCGCCGCGGCGAGCGCAACACCACCGTGTCCCACACCGACATCGAGAAGTGCAGGCACAGCATCGAGCTCTGGAGCACCACGGCAGGCTGCATCGTCGAGCAGAACACCGTGCGCAACGACACCTCCAGCAGCCTCGACACCCATGGCAGCTGGAACAAGGGCGTGATCATCCGCAACAACACGATCTCCAACGATGGGGCACTTCTGTCGCCGGACCTTGGCGGGCTGCCCGACGCGATCCGGATCGGCAACAACAAGTTCTGGTTCGACGAGGACATCCAGGTGCTGAACAACACGGTCACAGGCTATCGCGGCAACGCGATCAGCATCGTACCCGGCTCGCGGAATGTGACCGTCGACGGGCTCGACTGTGATGACATCGACCGGATCCTTGCGATCGGGCGCAACAGCCGCCATCCGGGCCTGCATTCAAGCGACATCGTGATCCGCAATGTAACGGCCGATGATGTGCGGGACCGGCTGGCGGAGGTGGACAACACCTCTAACGGCATCCACGTCAAACGGCTTACGCTGGAGAACTGGGTGGTGGGTGGCACCGGCCTCGGCACGATCGACGCGGCGGGCATCCTGAACTTCCGGCTGTTCTGGATCGAGGACCTGGTGCTGGACACCATCCGCCTCGAGGCGATCCACACACAGCAGTTCCACTACGCCTGGCACTTCGAGGACGTGGCGGGCCTGACGATGACCGGGTGCTTCCAGCAGGGCGGTCAGCGCGGCATACGGGCCACCCGCACCACCGGCATCTCGGGGGACGTGACGATCAACGGCCTCACCTCTACCACGCCGCAGGTGTTCCGCCAGATCGACGCCTGTTCGGGCGCACTCACCGTCACCCATGACGGGACCTACACGCCGGTGATCGATGCGGCGGATGTGGTCGTCACGCTGATCCCGGCGTGACCATGATTTCCATTCCGGAGCCACGCAGATGAAAACCCTCTCGCCCGAACTGCAGGCCCATCTCGACGCGGGCACCACCACGCTGTCCTGGTGCTGGCGGATCGCGCGCGCCGATGGCGTGACCTTCGGCTTCACCGATCATGATGTGACGCTCAGCTTCGACGGTACGACCTTCGAGCCGGACAGCGGCCTCACCGCCTCCGAAGTGCGTTCAGGCTCCGACCTGTCGGTGGATGCTCAGGATGCCGAGGGCGTGCTGACCTCCGACCGGATCAGCGAAACCGACATTCTCGACGGGCGCTGGGACAATGCCGGGGTCGAGGTCTGGCGGGTGAACTGGGCTGACACCGCACAGCGCGTGCTGATGCGTCGCGGTGCCATCGGCCAAATCCGCCGCGGACGACTGGCTTTTGTCGCCGAGGTGCGCTCGCTCGCGCATGTGCTGGGCCAGACTGTGGGGCGGACGTTCCAGGCGAGTTGCGACGCGGCCATCGGGGATGCGCGCTGCGGCGTCGACATTGAGGGCGCAGCGTTCAGGGGCGCTGGCGCCGTCATTGACGTCTTGCGTGACCGCGCCTTCACCGCCTCGGGCCTCGGCGGCTTCGATGCGGGTTGGTTCGCCTTCGGTACGCTGGACTGGACCAGCGGTGTGAACGCCGGGCGACGCACCGAAGTTCTGGCGCACGACGTCACAGACGGCATCGCGGTGCTGACGCTGCTGGAACCGCCGATGCGCACGATCGCCGAGGGTGACGGGTTCACCATCCGCGCAGGCTGCGACAAGCGTATCGAGACCTGTAGCGCGAAGTTCGGCAATGTCGTGAACTTCCGGGGCTTTCCACACATCCCGGGGCAGGACGCGGTTCTCCGGTACGCCACAAAGGACGGCGGGCACGAAGGCGGTGTGCTGTGATGAACGTCGTTTCTCGCGGAAACGACGGGCGGCAATGCACCGCATCGGGATGCACGAGAGCCAGCGTCGATCCCAATGTAGTCATTGCCGCCGCGCGGTCCTGGCTCGGAACGCCGTACCACGACCAGGCCAGCCTGAAGGGCGTCGGCTGCGATTGCCTCGGGCTTGCCCGGGGCGTCTGGCGCGAGGTCGTCGGCCCCGAGCCGTTCCCGATCCCGCCCTACAGCCGCGACTGGGGCGAGACCGGGCCGCGAGAGGTTTTGGCCGAGGGAGCACGGCGCATGATGCCTGAGATTACCCGCTCAAAAGCCGGTCCCGGCGCGCTGGTGCTGTTCCGCATGATGCCGCGCGCGATCACGAAGCACGTCGGGATCCTCACCGGGCCGGATAGCTTCGTCCACGCCTATGAGCGCCTCGGTGTCATCGAGGAACCGCTCACCCCCGCCTGGCGGCGGCGCATTGCCTTCGCCTTCCTCTTCCCACAGCGCTGAAGGTCCAGAATATGGCCACCCTCGTTCTTGGCGCCGTCGGTTCGGCGATCGGCGCCTCCATTGGCGGCGGGATCCTCGGCGTCAGCGCCGTCACCATCGGCGGCTTTGTCGGCTCCACCATCGGTTCGGTGGTCGACAGCTGGATCGTCTCCTCCCTCGCACCCGGACAGCGCATCGAAGGCGCACGGCTCAACTCCCTGCGGATCACCTCGTCGACGGAAGGCGCCGTCATCCCACGGTTGTTTGGCCGGATGCGAATTGGCGGCAACATCATCTGGGCTACGGATTTCCGCGAGGAAACCAGCACGACCCGCCAGGGCGGCGGCAAGGGTGGCGGACCCAAGGTCACGACGACCGAGTACAACTATTATGCCTCCTTCGCGGTGGCATTGGTCGAGGGACCCATCACAGGCATCGGGCGCATCTGGGCGGACGGCAAGCCGATGGACATGACCGGCGTCACCTGGCGCTGGTATCCGGGCGACGACGCGCAGGGCCCCGATCCGTTCATCGCCGCGAAGATGGGCGCTTCCAGCACGCCTGCGTATCGCGGCACCGCCTATGTCCTTTTCGAGGAACTGGCGCTGTCGGGGTACGGCAACCGGTTGCCGCAGCTCACCTTCGAAGTATTCCGCCCGCTTGCCGAGCCCGATACCGCCGAGGGTCTGATCCGTGCCGTCACGATGGGCCCGGCCACCGGCGAGTTCGCGCTGGCGACGGAGGCAATCCGCAAAACGGTCGGCGCCACCACCAACATCTTCGGCCAGACTACGGGTGGCACGACCTCGGCCGAGAACCTGAACGCGCTGCCCGACACCCCCGATTTCCTGGTGGCGCTGGACCGGCTGCAGGCCATGGCGCCTGCTGTGGAAAGCGTCACACTGACCGTCGCCTGGTTCGGCAACGACCTGCGCGCGGGCGCGTGCAAGCTGCGGCCTGGGGTGGAAGTGGCGGTGAAGACGACGACGCCACAGGAATGGTCGGTGAATGGCGTCAGCCGCGCTGATGCGTTTCTGGTTAGCCGTGATGACGACCGATCGGTGTTTGGCGGCACACCTGCGGATTTCGCGGTGGTGCAGGCGATCCGGGAGATGAAGGCCCACGGGCTAAGGGTGACGCTCTCGCCGGTCATCCTGATGGACATCCCGCCCGGCAACACGCTGCCGAACCCCTGGTCCGACAATGCTGCAGAGGCGGGGCAGCCCAGTTTTCCCTTGCCGGGCCGGATCACCTGTTCCCCGGCAGCGGGTTTCGCAGGGAGCGTCGACAAGACCGGGACGTCCGCTGCGCAACTCGCGGCGCTGTTCGGCAGCGCCATGCCCGCCAGCTTCGGCGTCTCGGGCGACAGCGTCAGCTGGTCCGGCGCCGTCGGGGACTGGGGCCTGCGCCGCATGGTACTGCACTATGCCCATCTCTGCGCGGCGGCGGGCGGTGTCGATGCTTTCCTGATCGGCAGCGGGTTGCCGGGGCTGACGACGATCCGCGCCAGTGCCAGCCTCTATCCGGCGGTGCTGTCGCTCCGGCATCTTGCAGGCGATTTGCGCACGGTCCTCGGAACCGGGACAAAGATCGGCTATGCCGCCGACTGGACCGAGTATTTCGGGCACCAGCCGGACGATCGCAGCAATGATGTGTTCTTTCATCTCGATCCGCTCTGGGCCGATCCCGAGATCGGCTTCGTCGGCATCAACAACGCCATGCCGCTCTCGGACTGGCGCGACGGGTTCGACCATGCGGATGCAGCCCTTGCGCCTGCGATCTACGACCGCGCCTATCTGCAATCCAACATCGCAGGCGGCGAGGGCTTCGACTGGGTCTATGCCAGTGACGTGTACCGGGCAGCGCAGCTGCGAACGCCGATTACCGACACCGCTCACGGTAAGCCATGGGTCTTCCGGCCGAAAGACTTGCGAACCTGGTGGTCGAACCCGCACCACGACCGTCCCGGCGGTATCGAGAGCGCAACGCCGACAGCGTGGGTGCCGCAATCCAAGCCGATCCGGTTCACCGCGCTCGGCTGCCCCGCGATTGATCGTGGCTCGAACCAGCCGGATGCCATGGTCGATCCGAAATCGTCGGATAGCGCAACGCCGCATTTCTCGCGGGGCTGGCGCGACGATGCGATCCAGCGGGCGCATCTCGAGGCGACGTACCTGTTCTGGGACGATCCGGCCAACAACCCGGTCTCAGCCGTCTATGGCGGGCGGATGGTACATGTGCCCGAATGCGCTGCCGCGACCTGGGATGCGCGCCCCTATCCGTTCTTTCCGGAACTGAAAGGCGTCTGGCCCGACAGCCCGGACTGGCGGCTCGGCCGCTGGCTGACCGGACGGCTCGGGGCGGTGTCGCTGGCGGCCCTTGTCCGGCATCTCTGCCTGCGCGCCGGGCTGCCCGAAGGGAGGATTGACGTCACCAGCCTCTGGGGTGCAGTGGAGGGCTATGCGATCACGGCGCTGGAAAGCCCGCGCGCCTCGATCACCACGCTGTCGCGCCACTTCGGCTTCGACGCCGTCGAGAGCGAGGGCGTCATTCGTTTCGTCATGCGCGGACGCGGTTCTGTCGCGAGCCTCGATCATGATGATCTGGTGGCCGCCCGCGAGGGCGATGGTCTGGAACTGACCCGCGGCCAGGAGACCGAACTGCCGCAGGCGCTGAAGTGGCAGGTCGCTCGTGCCGACGAGGACTATGATGCGGCGCAGGTCGAGGCGCGGCGGATCACCGTGGACACGACCCGGATCGCCTCAGAGGCCTTTCCCATGGCGGTGCCGCCCGAAGAAGCCGAACGGCGCTGCCGCC